GATCCGTTTGTCGTCGAACGGATCACTCATGATCTGGCCTCTGTGTGTGGCAACCGGATAAGCATGTTACAAATGGATGGCGGTCCCGGCATGATGATATTGCAGCCATCGATCCCATGCTGATCGCCACACTTTTCGGGATCGCTCGCTCCCCCCGCGTCAGTGAAAGGGCGAGCCATGCCCACCCTGAAGGATGAAGCCAAAGTCATTCCACCCCAGCAGGAACAGCAGAACGAACAGCAACAACATGTTGCCGCCCCAGCCATAGCGACCCACGCCGAGCCGTTATTCCACCACAGACCACCGAAGATGAGCCAAATAATCATCAACACCCAAAATAATAGACCTATTGGCATGATTTCCTCTCCTACAGTATTATGACAACTAGACCACCACACGGGCGAACGCAGCCCACTTCTCAGCCTTGCTGTAGCCAAACGTCAACATTAGCGCATCAGCGTAGTCAGGCGAACTGATCTGGCGCTTCTGGAGTGACGCCTTGCTCTCAATCAAAATCTTGCCCTTCTCGTTGCGGTTCCACTTGACACAGCTTAGCTGGTAGATCAAGTGTTGGGCCAGCGGTCCGGCGCTCTCGTTGGGGATTGAGATCAAATCCTTGACAGGGTGCTCATGGCCACCGTCCTTGCCTTCAAGCCACAGCCCCATCTCATGGGTGCGCTTGAACCGCTCGCGGGCAGTCCACCACAGCTCTGCCTTTGTGCTGACAAACTTGTCTTTTGACTCTTCGCCATCCGGCCAGCGGGCATCCGATGCCTCATCGCCAACATTGATGCCGGTGACAATCAGCCCTGGCCGGGGGTTGCGCTTCATCGCGCTTGACACGCCTAGACCCACGCCGATTGAGTCAAACCGCAGCGCCTTGATCTTAGGCTGGTGACCATCAGCGCGCTCTGGCAGCTTGAACTCCTGGCAGTAGTCCAGCATCTTGAGCGCAGTGTCGATGGTGTCCGGGTCTTTCCATGCCTTTGGCAATGTGACGATTGGCCCAAAACGGCCGATTACAACCGAGCTAGCCTTGCCACCACCCACGTCACCACCGGCGATACCGTTGATGTCCGGCTCAAACGGGATGTTCTTAGCTGCTAATAGACCAGCAATGCGCTTGGCTGAATCAACCCAAGCTGACGGAATGCAGATGTCCTCAACGGTGTAGGAGTCGTCAATCTCGTATTCAGCGGCCCACACCTCATCCGACACCGACAGCTTTTTCTTCTCGGCCCACTCAGGTGTCTTGCGCGGATCATCGCTATAGTGAAAGCGGAAGACGCGCTCCGGCGGGAAGCTGGTGTACTTGCGCTGGAATAGGTTGTTCTCATTCTGCGGGTTGATCGATGACCCCCAGATGCGTACCTCAGTATTTGCGCTTGTTGCCGCATCGACTCGGTCAGCGTGCTCTATTCTGGCCGCCTCATCTATAAAGTAAAGCGATGACCGGCCGCCTCTGCCCATTTCCTCGCCGCCCTCACCCCGGATAGTGTTGCCGTTTTCCGGGTTGACCAGCAGCATATGATTGTCGTGCTGGGAAAGAGCAAAGCCCACTGGCAACATCCAGCGCGGCAAGGCGGCCTGGAGCATCCTGATCTTTTCAAAGATAGAGTCAGGATCACCAATGCGGTCTACGTATTCTGACTTACGCGAGCCAAAGGTTGTCTTAAAGCCGGGGTTGAAGCGCCACTCATGCCAGGCGATGCCACCCGCTATCCAGGTGAAGCCAATGTCGCGGGATTTCTTTAAGCAGCCGTCTTCGCGCCGCTTCATCATGGCGAAGACCCATTTGATCATCTCCACCTGCTTGGGGAAAAGATCAAACGGCAAGTGGGTTGGCAGCGGCGGTGTCTCCAGCGCATTGCGCGGGTCGTAAGTGTAGGCGTACCACTTGAACCAGTAGAAAATATCGCGCTCGCAAAGCGCCAGCTCGTACTTGATGGCAAGCGGGCCGCCGCGCTCGATCTGAAGCAAGTGGTCAAAACGGGCGCGGCATGATTCCTCAATTGACTTGAGCAGCGGGTGGCCTTCGGCTTCCTGAAGCCGGGCAAATTCAGGTGCTGCTAGAATGGGAAAGGTAGCAACGTTCATGCCACGCCTATCCGGTTTAGGCACACAGTCCTAGAAAATCACGCGGCGAAATCAAGATACAAAGGCCCAAGATATAGAAACAAACCAGGAATGGGAAAGCCGTAGCAGCGGCGATAGTCAGCAAAACGATTTCGATGGTGTTCATGATTATTCCTCACTTAGGCCGTCGCACCGGGCTTCCGTGACGAAAGCCAATTCATCATGACGTTATAGCGTCAGCGTTGCGCCGGCAGGCGGCAGCATGCTTCATTAGGTGGCCTTCGGTTGTATGGTCACCCTTGGCAGCTGCGGCCTTGGCACGGCTCTCGGCGCGCTCGGCTTCGCCTAGCCAGTTAGCCCGCCATTGCATTCGTGTCCAGCTAGGCCGCTGGCGACGCGGCTTAGGCTGTGGGCGTAGTGGACGTTGCATCTGGTTGGTTAGGCTCACCAGGCGTCTTGAGCTTAATCAGCCGGTTGCCGTCGCCGATTTCGCGTGGTAAGTGAGTGGTGCAAAACGGCACATCAGGATTGCCACCCGGTGGCCGCACTACAAACTCGGCGTATTCCTTGCAGACCGCATTAGAGCAAAGCATTCCGGTCTTGGCCGGTATCCCAAACAACAGCGGCGGACTCATGGCCGGTACCCCACTACAATCTTGACGTCACCTTCCTTCATGCCGTGATCCTCACTATAGCGCGGCTTAAGTCCAGCATGCTTCAGCATCGCCATGACAACAGCCGGATCACGAAAGTCAGACATGTCATTGATGATATGCCCCACCTTAACGCTTACCAGCAAGCCGGTGGTGATGGGCGGATATTCAGCGTCATAGTCAGTTGTAACAGCCGCTGGCCAGCCCGCGCCAGTAAAGGCCCACATCAAATGATAGGCCAAGTCAAAAGCCTGCAAACCTGCGCCGGGTGTGACTGAAATCAGGATGGGCTTGGTTGTTGGCGTAGTCTCGCGAAGCTCGGCTTTCAACAGACCAAACTGTTGATCGGTGAACTGCCAGTCACTATTTACGCGTAGCCCCACCAGGTAGGCCACAGCGACAAGCAACAGCGCAAGACCTACCGCACAGAGATACACAACCACTCTATTCATTCTCAGCGTCCCGTAATTCCTTCAGGCATTTTAAGCAATAAGGCCACCGCGCAATCCGGCCTAGTCGTCTGCTTGTACGTGGCAACCGCGTGCCCGGCCAAACCACAATCATTTCATGCTCATGCTTAGAACAGAACCAATCACTGATACTGATCGCTTTCTTGAGGGGTGCGTTGACGTGGTGCCCTGCGCGCATCGGCGTATGTCCTGCACCACCACCCCTCAAGAAAGCGAACGCTCCTGCGCTATGCGCTCCTGCCTTTGCATCTCACGTTCAATATGCTCAGCCAGCGCCGATTGCCTAAACGGCGGATCACCAAAGAACTCTGCCGTCATGTTCTGACATCGCTCCGGCGGCACCGGCTTACGGCGCATGATCAAGCCAGTGTTAAAGTCAGTGCGTGGCTTCTTAGTTGTCCGAAAATCGTTGAATGCCGGCAGTGTCTCTTGATGCATCTGCGGACCGCCCTTCATCTTTGGGCCGATATCAATCGTCAAGTCCACAGCATCCTTGACACGCTGGTAAGCGTCAGCATTAAACCATCTTGCGGCATGGGGCCGGGTTCTGCCGAATGCGTCAGTGTGGGGCCCAAACGTAGCGCTCTTTGAGGCAGCATAGAAAGAGTAACCGCTACCACCCACCGCTTTCCCCAGCCACCACTTAGCGTCTGAGTCACCCATCGGCGGTGGAAAGAAATGTGCCAATGCCCAAAGCGCGTAATGCCGGGCACGGCTACCTAACTCACCGCTGGCAACGCGAATGGGATTCTCACCTGTCTCTTCACAGGCCGCTACAATCGCTATGGCAATCTGGTCAGGAGTTGGGTACGCTTCCATTTCGTTTCCAACCGCGATAGGCTGCTATACTATAACATACCAACAGCGTGCCAAAGATCAAGACCATCGGCACGATAGGCGGGACATTATCCTCAACCCACTTGACGCTAAACTCAGCCGTATCAAGGCCGTAATTCTGGAGCAGGTTGGCGAGAACGCCTTCGATAAAATCAGTCACCTAGCTCTCGCATTAGCTTTGCCTGCACGGCTTCCAACGCCAACATTTGCGGTGACGCAGGCTGACCAGGGGTAATTGATACCGCCAACATATTTAGAACAATACCAACGGCGGCAAGCACGGTGTTGGCTTCATCCTTGGTCAACTCAATCGTTGGCTCAGCCATTTTACTTCCGGCCTTTCTTTGGCTTGCGCTTACCGCCTTTGTTTCCGCACATGATCAATCTCCTCATATGTCTTCACCGGCTCAAGCGTCCAGCCATGCCAACGACAATGACCCTTGAAGCTGGCAAAGCTTGTGTTGACGTATTTCCGTAGGATGGGCGCGGCCTCTATGATTACACCGTCTTGCGCGACAACCAGTCCTGCTGCAAAGTACGGTGCAACCACGCGGTAGAGCATCCCGCTATTGAATACGCTCATTTTGGCTTTTCCCACCACGGCCCATCACAAGGCCACACTATCCTATTACCATACATGCTTATCCGGTTTAGACACACAGCCCTACATCTTGTATCAGCCAAACGAACTGCGGATGTTTCCGGCATCGTCGGAACCGCCCGCGTTCTTCAACTTGCGAAGATTGGATCGAAGGTCTGGCGCCAGATGGGGCTCAAATGGTTCCGAGATTGTCGGCCATCCATGCTTCCACATGAACGCACAATAGGCCGCTACGTCGCGGGGATCGCCTTTGCCGATGTGGGCGAAAAAATGCGCCCGGCATTCTTCCTCCCAATCCGGGGAAAGCC